CTGTTACCTATCCGATACCTAAACCGTTACCTTATAAAAATTTTAGAATGAGGTGATGCAGCAGATGAAAGCTAAAGAGTATTTGCAGCAGCTGAAGCTGCTTGATGTGAAGATTGACCAGAAGCTGAAGCAAGTGGGGGATCTTCGGCAGATAGCACAGGCAACAGGTGCTTTAGATTATTCCAAGGACAGGGTGCAGACTTCTGCTTCCGGGGATTCTATGTCTAATGCTGTAATCAGGTATCTGTCACTTGAAGAAGAAGTTGATCAGCAGATTGACCAGTTCGTTGACCTGAAGAACCAGATCATCAATCAGATCCAGGCACTGAAGGATGTGAATTATGTTCAGGTGCTGTTCAAACGGTATGTTGAATATAAGGGTTTAGAGGTCATAGCCGTTGAAATGGGCTATACATACCCTTATGTTCGTGCGCTGCACGGTCACGCATTGCAGGACTTTGAAAGAACATACACAATCTTACAATGACCTGTGCTATAATAGTATCGTGAAAAATTTGATATGACATTTCCGTGTCCCTGAAAGGTTCCTACTCCGATCTTTCAGGGACTTTTTGTTGTGAATTTCTGAAAGGATGTGAATTTCTTGCCAAGGGCAAAGAATGCAAAAGCAGAAGTTGCCCGGAAGCTATATGAACAAGGGATTCTGCTGAAGGATATTGCAGAACAGCTTGATGTGCCGGAAGGCACAGTCCGCAGCTGGAAAAAAAGATATGACTGGGACAATGCAACGTTGCAAAAACTTGAATGCAACGTTGCAAAAGAATCTGCACAGAAGAAAAAGAAGGTCAGCAAGGTTCAACAGGTTGTTGCAGCTGATATTGCTTCTGTGTCTGAAAACCCGGACTTGACTGAAAAGCAGCGGTTGTTCTGTCTGCATTATGTACGCTGTTTCAATGCAACAAAGGCATATCAAAAAGCCTATGGGCGCGACTACTTCACAGCGAAAGCACACGGTTTTGAACTGTTGCAAAGTGTTGCTATAAGAGCAGAAATCAACCGCTTGAAGCAGTCCAGGCTGAACCGTGAACTTCTGGATGAACATGACATCTTCCAGAAATACATGGACATTGCCTTTGCTGACATCACTGACTTTGTGCAGTTTGGTCAGGAAGAAGAATATGTCATCGGTCAGTTCGGTCTGGTTCAGGTTGAAGATCCTGTCACTGGAAAGAAAGCACCCCTGAAGCAGAAGGTCAACACCGTCCGCTTCAGGGAATCTGACAGCATTGATGGAACACTGATCACTGAGGTCAAGAACGGAAAGAACGGTGCATCCATCAAGCTGGCAGACCGAATGAAAGCCCTTGAATGGCTGGCTGAACACATGGACATTGCCACAGAGGAACAGAAAGCCCGGATAGCTGTTCTGAAGATGAAGTCTGCCGGTGATGAACCGGAAGATATTGATACTTCCTATGTGGATGCCCTGAAAGACCTGGCTGCAAAGGTGTGGACGAATGAGGAAGAAAAGGACTAAACCGTTCAAGTTCATTCCACCATCAAGAAAACAGCTGATGGTGCAAACGTGGTGGTTGGCTGAAAAAGTCCGGGATCATGACGGCATCATTGCTGATGGTGCTATCCGTTCAGGCAAAACCATGTGCATGTCCATGACCTACATCACCTGGTCAATGGAAAACTTTGACGGTGAAAACTTCATCATTGCTGGCAAGACGGTTGGATCTTGCAGAAGAAACGTGATCACCCCGCTGAAGAAGATGATTGCTTCTTTGGGCTATGTGGTGGAAGATCACCGGTCTGACAATTATCTGACCATCCGCAAGAACGGCAAGGAAAACTATTATTACGTTTTCGGTGGCAAAGATGAAGCATCACAGGATCTTGTCCAGGGTATCACGGCAGCTGGTGCTTTCTTTGATGAAGTTGCCCTGATGCCTGAATCCTTTGTGAACCAGGCAACCGGACGCTGTTCTGTGGATGGTTCAAAGTTCTGGTTCAACTGTAACCCTGAATCACCATACCACTGGTTCAAACTGAACTGGTTGGACAAGGCTGATGAAAAGAACCTGCTGCACCTGCACTTCACCATGGATGACAACCCTTCCTTGTCTGAGAAGATCAAGAACCGATACCGCAACATGTACAGCGGTGTGTTCTTCAAGCGTTACATCCTGGGTCTGTGGGTGATGGCTGAAGGTGTCATCTATGACATGTTTGATCTGGACAAGCATGTTGTGGATCCGGCTGACATACCGGCGATTCAGCCCAATTCTTACTACGTTTCCTGTGACTACGGTACACAGAACGCCACAGTCTTTCATTTATGGGGGAAAGGAATTGATGGTGTGTGGTACTGCATCCGGGAATATTACTATTCCGGCAGGGATGCAGCTGTTCAGAAAACAGATACCGAATATGCAGATGATATGGAAAAGTGGCTGGATGGTATCAAACCGCAGAAGATTGTGGTTGACCCTTCAGCTGCTTCTTTTATTGCTGAACTGAAGAAGCGCAAGTTCAGCATCAAGAAAGCAAAGAATGATGTGCTGGATGGCATCCGGTTCTTTGCATCCTTGTTGATGAACTGTTCAGTGAAGTTCAGTTCTGAATGCAAGATGACCCTTCGGGAATTTTCGTCCTATGTCTGGGATGCAAAAGCATCTGAGCATGGAGAGGACAAACCGGTCAAGGTATTTGACCATGCAATGGACAGCATCAGATACTTTGGCTATACGATTATCAGAAAGCCGAACGGCTTGTCTGTCATGAAATAGGTGATTGATTATGGATCTGGAAAATGTGAAAAAGGTCATCAATGCTTATGCAGATGTACATGCCGTGTACCTGAAGGAAGCAATGACGGCTGAAAGATACTACAAAAACGAAACGGACATCATGTTTGAACCCAAGAAGTCCAGGGAAAAGGCTGAAATGGATGTCAGCGGTGAACTTGTCACCCATGACATTGCTTCCCCTATGCGGAACGCTGATAACCGCATTCCCTTCAATTTTCATGGGCTGCTGGTCAATCAGAAAGCATCCTACATGTTCACGGTTCCCCCGATGATTGACATTGGATCTGATGCTTCCAACAAGGCACTGAATGCGTTCCTGGGTGACAAGTATCCCAAGGTATGCAAAGACCTGTGTGTGGAAGCGTCAAACAAGAAAACCGGTTGGATTCATGTGTGGAAGTCTGCTGAAGATGGCGCAATTCACTATGCAGTTGTTCCGTCTGAACAGATTCAGCCCATCTGGTCAAAGTCCCTTGACCGGAAGCTGATGGGTGTTCTTCGGATCTATCATGACATTGATGATGAAGGATCTGAATTTGATGTCTATGAATTGTGGAATGACAAAGAGTGTGAAACCTACAAGGTTCCTGCCGGACGGACTGTCATGGACGGTCTGGAACCTTACTGCAACTTCATCCTGGTGGAAGGTGGGAAGTCCACGCAAGTGAACACCTATCAGCACGGCATGGGTGAAGTTCCGTTCTTTGCATTCGACAACAACAACGTCCACACGGATGACCTGAAGAACATCAAACCCCTGATTGATGTCTACTGCAAGGTGTTCAGCGGTTTTGTCAATGACCTGGAAGATATTCAGGAAGTGATCTTCGTGCTGACCAACTACGGCGGTGCAGATCTGAATGAATTTCTGTCTGATCTGAAGTATTACAAGACCATCAAGGTGGAAAACGATGGGGACGGTGACAAGTCCGGTGTTTCCACCCTGACCATTGACCTGCCGGTTGAAGCCAGGGAAAAACTTTTGACCATCACCAGGAAGTGCATTTTTGAACAGGGAATGGGTATTGACCCGGATCCCCAGAACTTTGGCAATTCTTCTGGTGTGGCACTGAAGTTCCTGTATTCGCTGCTGGAACTGAAGTCCGGTCTGATGGAAACAGAGTTCAAACCGTCCTTTGGTCGGTTCATCCGGTGTGTCTGCCGGGTGCTTGGTATCACCATCAAGGATGATGTGGTTCTTCAGACCTGGATCAGAACCATGGTGCAGAATGATCAGGAAATGTCCCAGATTGCACAGCAGTCCACCGGCATCATCAGTCAGGAAACCATTGTCCGCAATCATCCGTGGGTTGAGAATGTCCAGGATGAACTTGATAAGCTGAAGGAAGAAAAGGCTGCTGCACAGGCTGAACAGAAACAGCTTTATGATCCGTTTGGGAATCAGCAGCTGAAGCAGAAACAGGATCCTGATGACCCGGATGATCCTGGTGCTGATTCCAAGAAGGTTGACAACTGATGAAAACCCCTGAATACTGGGCAAAACGGTTCAATCTGCTGGAACAGTCGCAGCATGACCGGGGTGCAGCAGCTTTTTCAGAGATTGACCGAAAATATAGGACAGCGGAAAGGGAGATTGAACGGAAGATTGCTGTGTGGTATCAGCGTTTTGCTGACAACAACGGCATCACCCTTCAGGAAGCCCAGAAATGGCTGTCCGGGAAAGATCTGGAAGAATTTAAGTGGGATGTGAACCAGTACATCCGATATGGTCAGGAAAATGCAATCAATGGAACCTGGGTGAAACAGTTGGAAAACGCTTCAGCCCGGTTCCATATCAGCCGGTTGGAAGCCCTGAAGATCCAGTGCCAGCAAGACATTGAAGTCCTGTTTGGTGGTCAGAAGGATGTCTTTGATCAGGTAATGTCTGATGTGTACAGATCCGCATACTACCGCACCGCCTTTGAAATTCATAGGGGTGTGGGTGTTGGGTGGGACTTTGCCACACTGGACAGCAAGACCATCAGTAAGATCATCAACAAGCCCTGGGCTGTGGATGGTACAAACTTTTCTGACCGTATATGGTCGGACAAGCAGAAGCTACTGTCTGAACTGGACAGCACCCTGACACAGAACATTGTACTGGGTCAGGATCCACAGAAAGCCATTGACACTATTTCCCACCGTCTAGGCGTATCAAAAGCCAATGCAGGACGGTTGGTCATGACGGAAGAAGCCTATTTTGCTTCTGAAGCCCAGAATGACTGCTTCAAGGAACTGGACGTTGAACAATATGAAATTGTGGCAACGTTGGACAGTAGAACTTCTGAGATCTGCCGGATGATGGACGGAAAGGTGTTCAAGATGTCTGAATGGGAGGTTGGTGTCACAGCACCACCTTTCCACCCATGGTGCAGAACCACAACCGTTCCCCACTTCGATGATGAATTTGACGTGGGTGAACGTGCTGCAAGGGGTGCAGATGGTAAAACCTACTATGTACCAGCCAACATGAAATATGCTGACTGGGAAAAAGCCTTTGTTCAGGGAAATAAAACAGAGATTGAACCAGTTCAGCCTGTTCAAGACCCGGTGCAAAGTGGTACAATGAAGGTACAGGACAGAAGCAAGGCACAACCAGCTTCTGATCCGGCAGTTCAGAAGATCCTGGACAGATACCCGGTTATTGAAGGTGTTCATTCTGCACTGGATGACATCAAGGCAACCAACCCCAAGTATACTGAATCCAGACAGAAGCGTGACACCTACTACACCCACAACTGTCAGCGGTGTGTCAATGCCTATGAAGCCAGAAGAAGGGGTTATGATGTCACAGCCCATGCACGGCTGCTGAGGAATGACACCTTGCCCTACATGATGAATGATCGTGGTTGGGCGAATGTCTATGTCAATGGTCGGGATTCACTGGTTCAGTGCTTCAGCAGAACAGCTGAAGGTGTCCAGAACAAGGTCATCAGTCAGATGCAGTCCTGGGGTGACGGTGCAAGAGCCATTGTTAGAGTACAATGGAGAGGTGGCGCAGGTGGTCATGTTTTCATAGCTGAAAACCATGCCGGTGACATCGTATTCATGGATCCTCAGAGTGGTGCAGCGGACGTGGGATATTATTTCCAGTCCGCAAAGGTCAACCAGACACACCTGTTGCGTATTGATGACAAGGAATTTTCTGATCTGATTCAGGATTGTTGTGACTATGAACTTCCCAAGTGAAAGGGGTGAACAGAATGATCACTTTTGAAAAGGCAATGGACATGGTTGAACTGGAACTGAAGGATTCCGGTCTGGAAATCGGGAACGTGCTGGATGATGGTGAATACTTCATCTTCGGGTATACCAATGACGTTGATCTGTCCCCCATTGGAGTGAATAAGGAAACCGGTCAGCTGGATGAATACTTTCCACCAGCACACCCGGCGTTCCTGAAAGCAACCCCTGTGAACTAAATATGCTGCAAGCACCCAGAAATGGGTGCTTTCTTTTTACCCAAAAATCAGGAAAGGAGTGAACCGGCATGAAGAAGCTGTTCATCAGTCAGCCCATGAAGGACAAGACTGACGCTGAAATCCTGGCAGTTCGTGAACAGGCAATCCAGTCTGCAAAGAATCTGCTTGGTGAGGACGTGGAAGTCATTGATTCCTTCTTCCAGGACGCACCGCATGACGCTAAACCGCTGTGGTTCCTGGCAAAGTCCCTGGAACTGCTGGCAACCGCTGATGTGGTGTATTTCGCCAAGGACTGGGAAAAGTATCGTGGTTGCAGGATTGAAAACACCTGTGCTGTGGAATACGACATCACGGTCATTGAGGACTACAAGCATTGATAACTAAGCATCTTCGGGTGCTTTTTTATTGCCCTGAACACGGCATTAAACTGTTCAGTCCGACAAAATACACCGCTATGTGAATAAACTGGCATCCTTCTTTGACAGGAACCACCCTGAATAAAAAGGAAAAAGAAAGGAAAATCAAAAATGTTGGAATGGTTACAGACAATTTTGGAAGGTGCTGCCGTTACTGATGGGAAGCTGGATGTCACAGCGGTCATGAACACTGTGAAAACTGAGTTCCCCAAGTATGCAGTTCCCAAGGATGACTTCAACGCCAAGGTCAACGAACTGAAAACCGCCACGGACACCATCACCACCTTGAAGAAGGATGCTGGTGACAATGAGGAACTTCAGAAGAAGATCAAGGCGTATGAGGATCAGATCAAGACCCTTCAGGCTGATCAGGTGAAAACGGCAAAGACCTATGCCCTGAAAGCCAAGCTGACGGAAGCGGGAGCCATTGACCCGGACTACCTGATCTATAAGCAGGGCGGTCTGGACAAGTTCACCTTTGACAAGGATGGTTCCCCTGTTGGTGTGGATGATGTTCTGAAGCCCCTGAAGGAATCCGCACCCCACCTGTTCAAGAACAACGGACAGGGTGGGTACAACCCCGCTGCCGGTGGTGCAGGATCTGCCGGTGGTGTGACTAATCCCTGGAAGAAGGAATCTTTCAACCTTACTGAACAGGGCAAGATCCTGAAATCCGATCCGGCACAGGCAAAACAGCTTGCAGCTGCTGCCGGTGTTACCCTGAATATCTAAAATCCATGAAAGGAAGGAAACAAAACTATGGGTACTACTCTTTCTGATGTGATTGTGCCTGAACTGTTCAATCCGTATGTGATTAACAAGACCATGGAACTGTCTGCACTGTTCCAGTCCGGCATCATCACCAACAATCCCGAATTTGATCGGCTGGCTTCTGAAGCAGCCCCTGTTCACAATATGCCGTTCTTTGAGGATCTGCACGGTGAATCTGAGGATGTTCTGGAAGGTAAGGATCTGACCGCCAAGAAGATCACCAGCAACAAGGACGTGTCCACTACCATCCGCAAGGCTGCAATGTGGTCTGCAACTGACCTGTCTGCTGCCCTGGCTGGTGCTGATCCTATGGCTGCAATCGGCAACCTGGTTGCTGGTTATTGGAGCCGTGAGAACCAGCGCATTCTGATCAAGATCCTGTCCGGTGTCTTTGGCACTTATGACAATGGTCCTTCTGGCACTCATGACTACAAGACCCCGCTTGCAAGTCACATCCTGGACATCACCACCCAGAACAGTGCTGCTGCAAGGAACATTTCTGCATCTGCTTTCATTGATGCTTGTCAGCTGCTTGGTGACGCTCAGTCCCAGCTGACTGCTGTTGCTATGCACAGCGCAACCAAGGCATACCTGAAGAAGCAGAACCTGATCGAAACTGAGCGTGACAGCACTTCTGTGGAGTTCGACACCTACCAGGGTCGGCGTGTCATCGTGGATGACGGTTGCCCGGTTGAAAGCGGTGTCTATACCACCTACCTGTTTGGTCAGGGTGCGCTTGCCTACGGCAACGGCAATCCTGTTGGTTTCATCCCGACTGAGGTTGACCGTGACAAGAAGAAGGGTTCCGGTGTTGACTACCTGATCAACCGCAGAACCTTCATCATGCACCCCCGTGGTATCGCATGGCAGAACCTGGCGCGTGAGCATGTGGAAACCCCCACGGAAGCAGAGCTTGCCAACGCCAAGAACTGGAAGATGGTCTATGAGCCTAAGCAGATCCGCATTGTGGCGTTCAAGCACAAGATCGGCTAAGTGAAAGGCTGGTGAATCGCATGACCATTGAAGAACTGAACAGTCTGGTGGAAATGCGGTTGCTGACCTTCGGCTATACGGTCACTGAAGCAGATCAGAAGATCCTGTCCTATGTGACCGGACATGCTGCACAGTATGTCTGCACGTTCTGCAATTTTCCCCGCTGTCCTGATGACATTCCCAGTTCCTTGCAGTATGTGGCTGCTGATTATGCTGTGGGTGACTTCCTTCAGCATAAAAAGACCTTTGCACCTGATGACCTGACCAACCTGAATCTTGATCTTGCAGTCAAGCAGATCACCACCGGTGACACCACCACGGTGTTTGCAACCGGTGAGGGTTCACAGACTGATGAACAGAAGCTGAACAGCTTCATCAGTTATCTGATGACCTATGGAAAGCATGAACTGCATTCCCACAGAAGGGTGAAGTGGTGAACGCCACAGTTCAGGCTGCACGAAAAGCAGCCCGGTCAGCATTTGAGAAATACCACTATGATGGCACTGCAACGGTGTCTGAGTGGGGCAAGGTCAAGGACAAGGAATCAGGACTGACAAAGCAGGGTGAAGTGATCCTTTTGGAGAATCAGCCCTGTCATCTGTCAAAGGAAAGGGATGCAGCAGCAGATCAGACCGTTTCTGCTGCACAGGTTTCACAGACCGTCAAGCTGTTTATTGCACCGGACATCCAGATCAAGGCGGGATCCAAGATCACGGTGACACAGGCGGGGGTCACTGCTATGTACACCCATAGCGGAAAATCCACCGTATATGACACCCATCAGGAAATCCTGCTGGATCTGTTTGAAAAGTTTGCATGATGGGCAAGATGGGAAAATTCAACTTCCGGGAACTGAAGGACTTTGAAAAGAAGCTGAAGTCCATGAAAGACCCGGATGCCTTTGTGGAATCTTGTGCAAAGGAACTGGCAGCAAGGTTGCTGGCAAAGGTCATCAAGCGCACACCGGTTGGTGATTATCCCAAGAGTTCCGGCAAGAAGGGTGGAACCCTAAGACGTGGTTGGACAGGTGAAAAACGTGCATCAGCGTCAGCTTATGCGGATTCCCTGACCGTCCACCATTTTGGTGACACCTATGTTATTGAAATTGTGAATCCGGTCGAGTATGCCAGTTATGTGGAATACGGACACAGGACAGCCAATCACAAAGGTTGGGTTCCTGGTGTGTTCATGATGACCATTTCAGAACAGGAACTTCAGGAAATCGCACCCAAGGTGCTGGAACGCAAAGTCAAAAAATACATGGAAGGGTTGGTGAAATGATCAATGAAATTGTAAATGCAATCGTGAAAGCGTTGGACACAGCGTTCAATGCTGAATCGGATGCCTATGAAATCTACAATGAGGAAATCAAGCAGGATCTTCGTGAACCTGCTTTTTTTGTGCAATCAATCAACCCATCCACAAGCCTGTTTCTGGGAAAGCGGTATCTGCAACGCACCCACATCTTGATTCAGTATTTTCCCAAGTCTGAAGCCTATCAGACGGAATGCAATTCTATTGGGGAACAGCTGAACTGGATTGTGGAGTGGATTACCTGCAAGGGTGATGACAGACCCATCCGTGGAAGCAATATGCACTTTGAAGTGGTTGATGGGGTGCTGAACTTCTTTGTGGACTATGAATTTTTCATCCGCAAGGTTGAAAGTTATGACCCCATGCAGACCATGGATCTGAAACAAACCGTGAAGAAAGGAAGTGACTGAATATGGCACAGAAGAAGGTTGCAACCCCTGTTGCACCCACTGCTTCTGATGAAGTGAAGGTTCAGACGATGACTGAACCCACTTTTGAGAAAGCGCAGCTTGTCGGCTGCAAGAAGTATTCCGGCAGAAAGGATCTGGTCAATGCCCTTCTGAATGATGGGCAGAAGTACACCTTCAGTCAGGTGGACAAGATGATTCAGGACTTTGACACCGGTGACTTCACCGAAAACAAAGAAAGGAAAGGTGACGAATAATGGCACTTGGCGGTGGTTCTTTTATCACTCAGAACAAGGTGCTTCCGGGCGCATACATCAACTTTGTGTCCGTGGCATCTGCCAGCGCAACGCTTTCTGACCGTGGCGTTGTGACTATGCCCCTTGAACTGGACTGGGGCGTTGAAGGTCAGATCTTTGAAGTCACTGTTGGTGACTTCCAGAAGAACAGTATGAAGTTCTTCGGTTATCCTTACACCCATGACAAGATGAAGGGTTTGCGTGATCTGTTCAAGTACGCAAAGACCCTGTATGCCTACAAGCTGAACACCGGTGGCACTAAGGCAGCTTGTAACTTTGCAACCGCAAAATATCCTGGCATCCGTGGCAATGCCCTGAAGATTGTGATTCAGGCAAACGTGGATGATCCGTCCATATTCGACTGCTACACCTACATGGACACCAGTGCCGTGGACATGCAGACCGTTTCTGCTGCTGCTGATCTGAAGGATAACGACTATGTGACCTTCAAGAAGGATGCAAACCTTCTGGTGACTGCATCCACCCCGCTGACTGGTGGCACTACCGGCACGGTTTCCGGCAGCGCATATCAGGACTATTTGGACAAGATTGAATCCTACCGATTCAACACCATGGGTGTGGTCACTACTGAAAAGACTGTCAAGGGTCTGATGGCTTCCTTCGTGAAGCGTATGCGTGATGACGTTGGTGTCAAGTTCCAGCTGGTTCTGCATGACTACCAGTCCGCAGACTACATGGGCGTGATCAGCGTCAAGAATGAAGCCCTGGACGGTGCGTCCAAGGCTGATCTGGTCTACTGGGTCACTGGCGCACAGGCTGGCTGTGCTGTGAACAAGTCCCTTCAGAACAAGCAGTATGACGGTGAATACACCGTGGGTGTGGACTATAACCAGTCCGATCTGACCAAGGCTATTCAGTCCGGTGAGTTCACCTTCCACAACGTCAACGGTGATGTTCGTGTCCTGGATGACATCAACACCAAGGTCACTGTATCTGACACTGAGGGTGCAATCTTCTGTGACAACCAGACCATCCGTGTCATTGACCAGATCGGCAATGACATTGCTGTCCTGTTCGCAACCAAGTATCTGGGTACTGTGCCGAACGATGAAGCCGGACGCATTTCTCTGTGGTCTGACATCGTGAAGCACCATCAGCAGCTTCTGACCATCCGTGCCATTGAGGGCTTTGAAGATGGCGATGTGGTGGTCAGTCAGGGTGACAGCAAAAAGGCTGTTGCCGTTCAGGATGCTGTCACTGTGGTCAATGCTATGGGCAAGCTGTACATGACCACCGTGGTGTCCTAAATTTTGAGGAAAGGAAGGTAAGTAAATCATGGGTAACATTACCATCATGAAAGCCAAGGATGCAATTTCTGCACGTCTGGCTGAATGCTATGTGACCATCAATGGCAGACGCTACAACTTCATGCAGATGATTGATGTGGAGTTCACCATTGACAAGACCAAGGGCAAGGTTTCCCGCCTGGGTGCTGTCATGGCTGGTCATAAGTCCTACGGCATGGAAGGAACCTTCAGCGGAACCATGCACTACAACACCACTGTCATGCGTCAGCTGATGGCTGACTTCAAGAACACCGGTGTTGACACCTACTTTGAAGTTCAGATCACTAATGATGACCCGGCTTCTGATGCTAAGCGTCAGACCGTGATCTTCTATGACTGTCTGACTGACGGTGGTGTCCTGTCCAAGTTCGATGCGGATGCAGACGGTGAATCCCTGGATGAACCGATTGAAGGCACGTTTGATGACTTCAGCATCCCGGAAGGTTTCACTGAACTGGCTGGTTTCTAAGCAACCGACAATCTAACAAGCGCACAAGCACCCTTATATAGCTTCATATAAGCCCATATAAGGGTGTTTTGCTTGTGCTTGAATAACTTTGAAAGGATGAATCAAAATGTCTAAATTCGCAAGATTTATGAAGCCGAACAAGGCTGTCAAAACCAATGAGTTCTACGCACCTACTGCATCCCTGCTGGACGAGAAGGGCAACCCCATTCCTTGGGAGTTCAAGCACATCACTTCCAAGCAGAACGAGCAGATGCGTGAGGGCTGCACCGTGGACGTTCAGATCACCGGCAAGCCGAACATGTACCGTCCCAAGCTGAACACTTCCAAGTACCTGGCTCAGATGATCGTTGCATCCACCGTCTGCCCGGATCTGTATGATGCGGAACTTCAGGACAGCTACGGTGTCAAGACCCCTGGAGATCTTCTGTTTGCCCTGGTGGATGATGCTGGTGAATACCAGGATCTGTGCGTCTGGGTTCAGAAGTTCCAGGGTTTCACCAAGACCATGGAAGATAAGGTGGATGAAGCAAAAAACTGATAAATGACGGTGATGCTGAAGCAACCTATGCTTACTACTGTTTGCATAAGCTGCACATTTTACCGTCACAGTTTTTGGATATGGAAGAAGCTGAAAAAGCCTTTGTCATAGCTGCTATTGACATCAAGGCAGAGAATGACAAGAAGAAGGAAAAGGAACTTCAGCGTAAAGCCAAGAAGAAAGGAAAATAATTCATGTCAAGTATCAGAACAGGCATCGAACTTCAGGACAATTTCAGTCCTGTGCTTGATGGTATTATGACATCTGTTTCTGAAGCGGTCAGCGGAATGGAACAGATGCAGCACACCATGGATGCCGGTGTTGATACTTCCGCAATAGCAAGCGCAGCCAGTGACATTGATGCTGCAACCGCTGCTGCCAGGGAACTGGCTGAAGCATTGCAGGACATCCATGCACCGGTGATCAATCTGGATCAGCCCAATGTTCCCAGATCTGTGGAAGCCCCAGTCAGGCAGGAAGTACCCCCACAGCAGCTTGCTAATCCACCCCCTGCCGTGGATGCGGGCATCAACACCCAATCCCCTGTGACAGTCCCTGTCACCCCTGTGGTGGAGCAACCCACCATTGATGTGCCGGACAGCATCACTGTTCCGGTCACGCCTGAAGTAAGTGAACAAGAACCCATCATCTATGATGATATTACCGTTCCGGTCACACCGGTTGTTGCTGAACAGCCCCAGCTGGATGTCCCGGAAGAAGTGACTGTGCCAGTCACACCGGTGGTTGAGAATCAGCCGGACATTGCAGTCCCTGATGGATTGACCGTGCCGGTGATGGCTGAAGTGACGGAACAGCCTGAAATTGATGTTCCTGATCCCATCACAGTCCCTGTCACCCCTGTGGTGACAGCTGAACCTGACATTGAAATCCCTGAACCCCAGATCCCGGAACCTGACTTGTCCGGGGTTGAGCAATACACGAATTTAATCAATCTTGCAGGTGCTGCACTGCAACAGATTGTGTCCATACAGGAACGGATCAACAGCCAGAGTGCTGAAGTGAATGTCCTGCCGGATGACGTACAATCCAAGATTGGTAAAGTCAACACTGAAATCCAGCAGATGCAAGCTGCTTTGGATTTTATGCAGAACAACCCACTGGATCTGGATGCAGAAGCGGTCATCCTTCAGATTGACCGTCTGAACACGTCCATCAACCAGACACTACAAGCACAGAAGGATCTGGATGAACAGCTTCAGGGGATGACAGCACCGTCTGTGGACGTTCCACCTGTGGAAGTCCCCCAGGCAGATGTTCCCCCTGTCCATGTACCTGTTCAGCCGGATGTTCCTGATCCGTTGGTTGATCCCAACCAGCCCCCTGTCACCGTCCCGGTGGAATGGCAGGGTGATCTTGAAGTTTTTACTTCTACCGGGGTTGAACGGTTCAATGCAGAAGTTCAGTCTGCAAATGCTGAACTGAACACACTGAACCAAACCCAGCGCAACATTGAACAAACAGCATCCGGCATGGACGTTCTGCCTGATGGTGCTGCACAGGACATCACAAGCCTTGGTCAGCGGTTGGAGTGGGTGACGCAGAAACTTCAGCAGATCCAGAACAACCGGCTGAATTTTGGCACGGATGAAGCCAATGCAGGACTTGAACAGATCAGATCCCAGTTGGACGCTGCTATTCATGCCCAGAATGACCTGAACACTGCACTGGACAGCATGGATGTCAGTGCAGCAAACGCTGCTTATTTGCAGCTGTCCCAGACGGTTGGAAACACTGAACGGTTCATCCGTGACAACACGAACGAACAGGGGCAGTTCAACCAGAGCATCCAGGAAGGTGTGTCCCAGGCTGACAAGCTGATGGACACCATCAAGGGTGCGGTTGCAGCCTATATCAGTGTGCAGTCTATTGGTAAGGCATTGGATATGTCTGACCAGCTGACCCTGACCACATCCCGCCTGGACATGATGAATGATGGTGTTCAGTCTACCGCTGAACTGGTCAACATGGTCTATGCAGCAGCCCAGGACGCAAGAGGTTCTTTTTCTGACATGGCTGATGTTGTTGCCCGATTCGGCAACAACGCAAAGGACGCTTTCAGTTCTTCTGAAGAAGTCGTTGCCTTTGCAGACCTGATTCAGAAACAGATGACCATTGCAGGTGCATCCACCCAGGAAGCAGCGAACGCTGAACTTCAGCTGTCCCAGGCTTTGGGTTCTGGTGTGCTTCGTGGTGACGAACTGAACAGCATCTTTGAGCAAGCACCGAACCTGATCCAGAACATTGCTGACTATCTGGATGTGCCTATTGGTCAGATCCGTGAAATGGCAGCAGATGGTGAACTGTCCGCTGATGTGGTCAAGGCTGCAATCTTTGCAGCAGCTGATGACATCAACAGCAAGTTTGAATCTATGCCCATGACATGGGGTCAGATCTGGCAATCCATGCAGAACACCGCAATCATTGCATTCCAGCCGGTTCTTCAACGGCTGAATAAAATTGCAAACAGTGAAGCGTTCCAGTCTTTTGTCAGCGGTACTATTGAAGCAATGGCAACCCTGGCAAACATTGTCCTTGAAATCTTCGGATTGATCGGAAATGTGGGCAGCTTCATTGCTGACAACTGGTCTATGATCAGTCCGATTGTTTACGGTGTAATTGGTGCGCTGGCTGTCTATGCTGCATACCTGGCAGTTGTCAAAGGCATGGAAATTGCATCCGCAGCAGCAACTGCAATCCATGCTGTGGCTATGTCTGCCAAGATCGGCATCACAGCTGCACTGACCGGTTCCACCATGGCAGCAACGGCTGCACAGATGGGCTACAACGGCGCACTGTACGCTTGCCCCATCGTGTGGGTCATCATGATGATCATTGCCCTGATTGCCATTATTTTTGCTGTCTGCAATGCAATAGCAAAGATGACCGGAATTGCAACTTCCGGTTTTGGTGTCATGACCGGTGGCATCAATGTTGTGATCCAGTTTTTCAGGAATCTGGGTCTGACCGTGGCGAATATTGCCCTTGGAATTGGGGCTGCAATCGCAGCACTGGCTTCCAACATGATGGTTGCATTCCACAATGCAATCAGCAATGTGCAGTCCTGGTTCTATAACCTGTTATCCACAGCCTTGTCTGTCATAGAGGGCATCTGTGCAGCCCTGAACAAGCTGCCATTTGTGGAATTTGATTATTCCGGCATTTCCGCTGCTGCTGACAGCTATGCTGCAAAGGCAACTGAAGCAGCTGGAAACAAAGAGGAATACCAGTCCATCAGCGCAGCATTCAGTGAAGGGTTCAGTACCTTTGATTCTTTTCAGAGCGGTTGGGCATCGGATGCTTTCAAGGCTGGCGCAGCGTGGGGCGATGGGATTGCTAACAAGGTGGCAGACTTTAGCCTGTCCGACATTTTCGGCAAGACAAACATTCCCAAGGTGGATGACTATGTGTCCGGCTTCAGTGATGCTATTGCCAATTCTGGAATTGGTAATGGTGTCAATGATATTGCTGGAAAAACAGGCGCAATCAAGGATTCCCTGGACATCACTCAGGAAGATCTGAAGTATTTGCGTGATATTGCAGAACAAGAAGCTATCAACCGTTATACTACGGCTGAAATTCACATTGAACAGACGAACAACAACACCATCAATTCTGATATGGATCTGGATGGTGTGGTGGATGGTCTGACTTCCGCTGTGAATGAAGCTGTGGATGAAATTACAGAGGGGGTGCATGACTGATGGCATATATGTTCTATCTGAAGAAGTGTCTGCTGCCGGTCACACCCGACAAGCTGACCATCAAAATCAATGGTAACAACAAGACCGTCAACCTGATTGATGAAGGTGAAATCAACATCCTGAAGAAAGCAGGTCTGACAGACATTGAATTTACTTGTATGATCCCGAATGTGAAATATCCGTTTGGGGTCTATAAGTTCGGCTTTGTGGGTGCTTCCTATTTTCTAAGCTATTTCAAAATCCTAAAGGTGTCAAAGTTACCGTTTCAGTTTATCGTCACACGATCCTTTCCAAACGGCAAGGGTATCTTCAACACCAACATGAAGGTATCCTTGGAAAGTTACACGATTGAAGAAAGTGCGGATGAAGGTTTTGACTGCATGGTCAAGATCAAGCTGAAGCAATGGAGAAACTACGGAACAAAGACTGTCAAGGTCAGTGTTCAGCAGGAAAAAACAACTGCTGCACCTGAAGCACCCAGGGCAGCGGAATCTGCCCCTGCACCTACATCCAATCAGACATACACCGTAAAAAAGGGTGATTGTCTGTGGGCTATTGCAAGAAAGTTTTATGGATCTGGTGCAAAATACACCACCATCTACAATGCAAACAAGGGTGTCATTGGTGGCAACCCCAATTTGATCTATCCAGGTCAGGTCTTGACTATCCCGGCAGGATAAGGGGGGATGACCATGAATGTTGAACTTTTGGTTGCAAATGAATCTGGTTCCAAGGTCTATCAACCAGCTGTTGAAGAAGGAATTGAATGGACTACTCAGAGAGCCGGGACACCGGGCAAGCTGACCTTCAAAGTCCTGAAGGATGACATTCTGGACTTCACTGAAGGTTCAGCTGTCCGGCTGAAGGTGGATGGGAATGAAGTGTTTTATGGCTTTGTTTTTACAAAGTCCAGACAGAAAGACCAGATCATCACAGTCACCGCTTATGATCAGTTGCGATACTTGAATAACAAGGACACAAAGGTCTATGAGGGCAAAACAGCAACACAGTTCATTCAGATGTTGGCTGCTGACTACCGGCTGAATGTTGGTGACATGGAAGATACAGGTTATGTGATTGCATCCAGAGTGGAAGAAAATTCTTCCCTGTTTGACATGATCGGGAACGCACTGGATCTGACATTGACCAACACCGGCAATATGTTTGTCCTGTTTGACAGCTTCGGAAAACTGACACTGAAGTCCCTGGGCAAGATGCGTGTTGGTGAGGGTGACAACTATCTGATGATAGATGAAGAAACCGGTGAAAACTTTGATTATAAGTCATCCATAGACAGTCAAACCTACAACAAGGTAAAACTGACCTATGATAATGAGGAAAGCGGAACCAGAGAAGTCTATATAGCCCAATCTGGTGAAAATATGAACAAGTGGGGCATCTTGCAATACTTCGACACGTTGCAAAAAGGTGAAAACGGTCAAGCAAAAGCAGATGCCCTGTTGAAACTGTACAACAAAAAGACCCGCAATCTAAAGATTCAGAATGCCTTTGGTGATAACCGTGTCCGTGCTGGATCTTTGATTGTGGTGAATCTTGCCCTGGGGGATATGTCCGTCAAGAACTTCATGTTGGTGGAAAAGTGCATTCACACCTACAAGGAATCTGAACACTGGATGACCCTGACATTAAGAGGGGGTGAATTTGTTGCCTGATGCAACTGAACTGGTAAAACTGCTGAAGCGGACTGCACTGGATGCAGTCCTTGCTGCAAAACCTTCCAACATCATGTTTGGGAAGGTCACGTCTGTTTCACCGCTGAAGATCAACGTGGAACAGAAGATGGAACTGGGTGCTGCACAGCTGGTTCTTTCCCGGAATGTCACGGACTTCAAGACTAAAATTTCCATGCTTCAGTCTGACGGATGGGAAACCGTGAAGCATACCCACAACCACGTCATTCACGATACTTTTACAGGAAACGGTGCTTCTGAAACCCACACCCACAAGCACAAAATCAACAAGGAAAAGCTGATCATCACTATTCACAATAGCTTGGTTGTCGGTGATCAGGTCATCCTTGTCCGGCAGGCGGGTGGTCAGAAGTTTGTTGTCCTGGATCGGATAGGAACATCATGATTCCGTCCACAAGTGGGTTCCTGACCACAGATCTGGAACTTCAAAGACAACCAAGCAGAACCTATAAAATGAACCTGGAAGGTGACACCACAAGAGGGTTCACAGATGAACTGGACGCTATGAAACAGGCGGTGTTCAAGATCCTGAATACTGAACGGTACGTCTACCCAATGTATTCCTGGAACTACGGCATTGAAACCATGGACTTATATGGTGAACCTGTTTCCTGGGTCTGCCCTGAGTTGGAAAGAAGGATCACGGAAGCACTGACATGGGATGACCGGATTGACAGTGTGACTGATTTTGACTTCGATCTGTCCCAGAAGGGTGTTGTTCATGTGTGCTTTGTGGTTCACACCATCTTCGGGGATGTGCAATCAGAAAGGACGGTGAACTTCTAATGTATGAAAGCACAACTTATGATGTGATACTGGATCGAATGCTTGCCAGGGTTCCTGACACCCTGGACAAGCGTGAAGGAAGCGTCATCTGGGACACGCATTCCCCAACCGCTATTGAACTTCAGAATCTGTACATCGAACTGGATGCACTGATCAACAACGGCTATGGTGACACGGCTGCAAGGGAATTTCTGATTCTTCTGTGCAAGGATCGTGGCATCACACCAAAACCGGCAAGCAATGCAGTTCTTCAGGCGCATTTCACACCAACCACCATCAGCGCAGACGCTTTGATTGGACAGCGATTCAACATTGATGATCTGAACTATGTGGTCATCGGTGCGATTGATGAAGATGCCGGAACCTATCGGGTGCAGTGTGAAACCCCTGGTGAAATTGGAAACCGGCACATGGGAACCATGATCCCCATGGAATACATTCAGGGACTGGAAACCGCCACACTGACAGAAGTGTTGGTTCCTGGTGAGAATGAAGAAGATACTGAAGTTCTCAGAAAGCGTTATTTTGACAGCTTCGGTGAATTTGCCTTTGGTGGCAATCGTTCAGACTATCTGAACAAAGTTCATAGCATCCAGGGCGTTGGTGGTGTCAAATTAGAAAGGGTATGGAATGGAAACATCAAACCGGCTGAAATGATTCCCAGTGAATCTGTTCAATCTTGGTTCAATGAACAGAAATCCCTTCCTGATGACGTGAACAAGTGGCTGACTGCTGTTTATACAGCAGCACTTCAGAAGCTGCTGACCGTGGGTGGAACGGTGTTGATCACCATTACCAATGCCAGTGACTACGGTGAAGCCAGCACTTCCCCTGGTGGTTTGGTGGACACGGTACAGCAAACGCTGGATCCTGAAGAAAATGCCGGTGAAGGTTATGGTCTTGCACCCATCGGACACGTTGTCACTGTTCACAGTGTTGAACCGGTTACGGTGCAGGTCAAAACCAATATTTCCTTCAACACCGGCTATTCCTGGGCAGACATGAAGTCTACCATTCAGGACGCTGTGTCCAACTACCTTTTGACTTTGCGGAAGTCGTGGGAATCCAATGACTACACGGTGGTTCGTATGGCACAGTTGGAATCAACCATCCTTGCACTGGAAGGGGTGGTTGATATTGACGGAACAACCATCAACGGCAGCACCAGCAATCTGACGTTGACCAAGTATCAGATCCCCACGTTTGGGGGTGTGAGCGTATGATCAGACAGGTTGATCTGGTGTCCTACCTTCCACCATACTTGCAGAATTATAGGGAACAGATTGCAGCACTGGCTGCTGAAGATCCTGAATTTCTGCTTGTGTGGGATGCAGCAAATGGAATCCTGTACAATCATTTCATTTCCACTGCAAATGAATACGGCATCAGCAGATATGAAAAGATCCTGGGTATCAGACCCACAGAGGATGACAACCTTGAATCCAGAAGATCCAGGGTGCAAGTTCAATGGGTGAACCTGATTCCCTACACCATCAGAACCTTCATTCAGAAGCTGAAGGTTCTGTGTGGTGATACCCCCTATGTGGTCAGCGGAAACTTCCGCAAGAACTATGAACTGTCTGTGGTCACTCAGCTGGAAAACGTGGGTCAAGTGGATGAACTGAACAATCTGTTTCAGGGGATCCTGCCCATGAACCTGGTCATCAATTCCAGGAATGAAATTCCAGTCAAGGCGAACAACAGCATCTTCTTCTTCAGCGGACGGTTGACCACCCACGTTGATCTGATTCTGACCCATGACTGGTGCGGAACACTGAAAGCAGATCCGGCATTTTCGTTTGTTGGTTATCCTTCGGACACCGCAAAGGTTCGGATCACACATGATTTTAATGAAAAATCTGTGATTAGTGGTGATGCAAATGCTGCATCCGGTGTCACTTACACTGATGTCATTAAAATATAAAAACCATCTATCAAAGAAAGGAATTTTGAAATGGCTGAATTTTCTAAACTTTATTTGACCAAGCGTGGTCAGGCGTTGGTTGCAAAGATCATGGCAGGTGCAACCAACATTCAGTTCACCAAGGTCAGCACTTCTTCCAAGGTGTATGCAGAAAGCGCACTGGAAGCCCTGACTGCCCTGGAAAATGTGCAGCAGACCAACAATGTCACCAAGGTGATTATTTCCAACAACACCAGCGTCCGTGTGGAAACGGTATTCACCAATGAAAAGCTGACCGCTGGCTATTATCTCCGCTGCCTGGGTCTGTATGCAAAAGACCCGGATCTGGGTGAAATCCTGTATGCGGTGTGTGTGGAAACTTCCGGTCTGTGCTATATGCCTGCATACAACGGTGTTACTGTATCCAGCGCATACATCCAGCTTTACACCACCGTGGGCAACAGTGACAACGTGAACCTGGCTGTCTATTCCGGTGCATACGCAACCGTTGAGGACATCAGCGCAATGGAAGCTGAAATTGCTGACCTTCGTGCCTATGTGGGCTACACGGACGGTGACATTTACGGCGTGGAAGTGGACTTTGCCAACAAGAAGTTCACCCGCCTTGCTGGTGCTGTGGGCATGGCTGGTGGTGAGCCGTTCGACAAGGTTCGTGCAATGGGTGGCAGAAAACGCTGCAACCTGACGGATGACGGTGTTGTGGTTGCCTATCAGGGTGATCCGGCATTCAGTTCTTCCGGTGTTCTGACCCAGGCTGCAACCGTGGGTGATACCACCTACCCGGTGGGAACCAAGGTGCAGGTCATGGTGGAACAGCCGAAATTCTACTACAAAGTGGTTCCCATGGTGCTGGAACGCACTTCTGACACTGCTGATCAGGGTTGGAAAACCCGCAAAGTCCGCTACTACATTTCTGATACCCCCAAGGCTGGCTTCAAGGTGCATCCGCAGTTCATCTGCAATGGCAAGGAAAATGACTACATCTACAAGTCCGCTTATGAAGGTTGTCTGTGGGACAAGTCCGCTGCTGCCTACATCATGGATGATGCCCAGGTTGCAGACTTTGCCAATGACATGCTTTCCAGCATTGCCAATGCACAGCCTGCATCCGGCAAGACCCAGAACCTGACCCGTGCCAACACCCGCAAACTTGCCCAGAACCGTGGTCATGGTTGGGAACAGCAGTATGCAGCTGTTCTGGCTGGCACTCAGCTTCTGATGCTGATCGAATATGGCAACTTCAACAGTCAGAACAACATTGGTGCAGGTGTCACCAATAAGCCTTGGCTGGAAGATGGTGTCAACTACTATGAACTGACCGGTGCAACCGTAAACCTGGGCAATGCGTCCGGTGCTGTCACCAATGCCAACGGCTACAACGTGGTGTCCTATCGTGGTGAAGAAAACCTGTGGGGTAACATCTGGAAGTGGGAAGATGGTCTGAACATCAAGAACCCTTCCACCTTCGCTGCTGATAACGGTCAGGTTGGTGTTCTGTACGCTGCTGACCATGGCTTCACGGATGACACTGGTGCTGCACCGTATGAGGACACCGGCATCCGTGTTCCTTGCATCAACTGGTCTTATATCAGCGCATTTGGCTATTCTGAAGCCTATGACTGGCTGTTTGTCGGTGTGGAAGGAAAGGGCAACAGTTCCGTTCCTGTCGGTGACTGTGTTTCCAACGTCAATCCTGGTTGGCACGTTGCTAGGTCGGGCGCGAGTTGGAATTATGGCACGGATGCCGGTGTCTTTTATCTGAATCTGGATATTTCGGCGGGTCATCGGGATCGTGCTGTCTCCGGGCGGTCGGTGTATATCCCTTCCCGCAAGAAGGAACTTGATGACGCTGCCTAAAACGGCATAATTTCATGAACTTAGGTGAAAGAATTTAGCTTACGAATTAGATCAAAGACCGTGAAGGATAATGGTACATCGTGCAAAAACCAAAAAAACCATTTAGCACGTTGCTAAATCAGGCACGAATTGGAATAATGGCACGAATACCAGTGTCTTTTATCTGAATCTGAATAATTCGGCAGGTAATCGGAATCGTAATATCTCCAGGCAGTCAGTACATGCACTAAAAACACCCACCTGTGGGAACATCTTCAGGTGGGTGTCTCTTTTTTATCGTGGGTATAGTTCGGCTATATCCGTTTTTTGAACTGCAATCCTTTCACCGTGCCACTTGGCAAAACACTCAAAAATTCAATAGGCTGTTTTGGTAGACTGCCCAAACAGGGCAGGTTGAAGAATCGGCTTTAGTGCATACAAAGGTAATGATGTGAAACGCTATGGACATTTGTTTGAAAAGATCGTATCAATGGAAAACCTATTCCGGGCATACAAGAATGCCAAGAAAGGAAAAGGTTGGTACAAAGAAGTAAAGGAAATAGAAAAGAATCCGTGGTATTACCTGGGATTGCTTCAGGAAATGATGCTGACCCACAACTATCACACTTCTGAATATGAAACTTTCTTCCGCAAGGAAGGAAAGAAAGTCCGTGAAATCTACAAGCTGCCGTTCTTCCCTGATCGGATCGCACAATGGGCAATCCTTCAGGTCATTGAACCACAGCTGCTGTCATACTTCACGAATGATACTTATTCAGCCATACCAAACAAGGGCATTCATGCAGCATTCAGAAAACTGAGAAATGCAGTTGACACCGTGCCGGATGAAATGACCTACTGCTGCAAAATCGACTGCCGGAAGTTCTATCCAAGTATTGACCACGACATCCTGAAAGCAAAGTACAGGAAGAAATACAAGGATCCGTTCCTTCTGGAACTGATTGATGAAATCATTGACAGCATCAGCACCTATCCTGCAACAGATGAAAATATTGCGTTCTACATCTCAAGAGGAAAGCCGGTCAATGTGATCACCATCAACGGTGAACAGTTCATTGAAAATGTCGGCATTCCAATAGGCAACTACTTTTCACAGTATGATGGGAACTTCTACCTGTCAGACTTTGACCATTTCATGAAAGAAGTTGTCCATGTCAAGCATTATTACAGATACATGGATGACATCTGTGTCTTTGCAGACAGCAAAGAAGAACTTCACAGAATCCTTGCTATCATGGGGAACTACCTGAACACTGAACTGAATCTGAGGATCAAAGACAACTATCAGATCTTCCCCACGTTCATCCGTGGTGTTGATTTTGTCGGCTATCGGATATTCAGACACTACACACTTCTGAGGAAATCCACCGCTGAACAGATGAAGCAGAAGATGACTGCAATCAAGATCAAGGTGGAAGCCGGTCAGGAAATGAATTATTCAGAATGGTGTTCAATCAATTCCTATCAAGGCTGGTTGAAATACTGTGACAGCAACCGTCTTAGTGAAAAGTATATTGATCCGCTGCTTCCGTATGCGGATAGCTATTATAAAATACACGTCAAGAAAGGTGGAAAAAACAATGAAAAATCATGGAACTGTCAGAAGTTGTGTGCAGCCTAAAGCCGTTGAAATTGATGACTTCAGCGTCTGGGTTGCGTCCAACATCAAGCCGGTCACTGAAGCCGGTACGGACGAACAGCCTGGGTTCAGCGGTTATGAATACACCCTGACCCAGTACGACAAAGACGAGTATATCAAGATGCTGGATGACAAGAACACATCCCTGGAAACCCAGATCACGGACACCCAGGTTGCCCTGTGTGAAGTCTATGAACTGATGGCGTAATGCAGAAAGGAAGGTGAACCAATATGGCAAAGGTGTATGCAGATCTGATCCGCAAGGGTATCAAGACCATTGATGATGTGCCGGATAAGCTGAAGGATGCTGTTCAGGCACTTCTGGACCTGTCTCTTATACACATCTCCGAGCCCACGAGACACTCGCTAATCTC